GGTTGTTCCGGGCGGACGGTCGACCGCTGGCCGGGGTGCCGGTGCGCTTTCTGCCGGCGCGGTCGGGGGTGTGGCGCGGGCGGGTCATCGGGCGGGCCCCGGTTGAGGTGCTGACGGACGAGCAGGGGCGCTTCAGCGTGTGCCTGACGCCGTCGGATGTGGTGGGGCGCTACGAGGTTGTGATCAACGAGGCGAGATACGTGGTCGAGGCGCCTGATCAGCCCGCGGCCGCGTTCGAGGAGATTGCGCTCGCCGGCTAAGCGCCGGTGGGCTGGGCGGCATAGAGCCGTGCCTGCGTCGGGCGGGCGGCCGGCCCTGCACGGGGCCACCGCAGCCGGCGGCGGGGACACTTGAGCCGAGATGAACCACGATAGATGAACCAGGCAGGTCGGAGGACGGAGATGAACAAGTATTTGCAGCTCGTGGGGCAGGCGAAGGCCAAGGTGGAAGCGGCCAACGCGCTGCTGACGGAATTCGAAGGCAAGGAGATGCCCGAGGAGAAGGGCGCGGAGTTCGACAAGCTGATGAAGGAGGCCGAGGCGCTGAAGGCGCAGGCGGAGCGCATCAAGCTGGTCGAGGAGCGCGATGCGGAGTTGAAGGCGGCGGAGCAGGCGGCCCCAAAGACGCCGGCGGTGGATGCGGGCGGCAAGGCCGAAGGTGCGGCCTTCAAGCACGTGTATGCCATGCGGTTCGGCGACGACGGCGAGGCCAAGCAGGCAGTCCTGACCGACATCCTCGGCAAGGACTACCGCCAGGTGCTCTGGGACCAGAACGTGGCGTACGCGAAGTACCTGCGGTTCGGGACCGAGCGGCTCGACCGCAGCGAGATCGATCTGCTGAAGACCCAGATCTTCCCCTGGTTCCAGCTTGAGCACCTGCTGAAGGCCGGGCTCAGCGTGCACCAGATCAAGACCACGATGGTGGAGGCGCAGGGCACGCTGGGCGGCTATGCGGTGCCCCCGAACGTGCAGCAGGAGATCGCCAGCCGGCTGCCTGGCCTGACGGCCGTGCGGCGCGGTGGAGCGCGGGTCATCCAGCTCACCACGGGCAACTCGGTCGACGTGCCGCTGTACAGCGGTGGCACGGATCAGTACCGCGGCGCTCTCCGCGGGGCCTGGGGTGCTGAGACGCAAACGCCCGGCGAGAAGAACGCCACCCTCGGGCTGGTTCCCTTGATCGCACAGCTCTACACCTACAAGGTGCCGATGAGTCAGTCGCTGGTCGAGGATGCCGGCAACCTGGTGGACCTGGTGACATCGGACATCACCACGACCGCGGCAGTCGACGAGGACATCGCGTTCCTGACAGGCGACGGGGCGAACAAGCCGCTCGGCTATCTGCCGTCGTCCGGCAACGGCCTCAGCCTCACTGAGGTCAACAGCGGCCACGCGACGACCCTCACGGCAGACGGGATCAAGGGCCTCAAGCGCGGCATCGCCTCGCAGTACCGGCAGAACGGCAAGTTCATCGCCAACAGCGACACCTACGCGATCGTCGAGAAGCTGAAGGACGGCTCGGGCGCCTACATCTTTGGCGACCTGAGCGACACGGGCCGGCTGCTCAACCGCGAGGCGCTGGAGAGCGATGCGCTGCCGGACGTTGCCGCGAGCGCGTACGCGATGCTGTTCGTCGATCCGTCGGGCTACTGGATCGTCGAGCGCGCAGGCTTCACCATCGTGCGGTTCCAGGACTCGAACACCGGCGTGAACAAGGTCGAGTACCACGTCCGCCGGCGCATCGGCGGCCGGCCGGTTGAGACCTGGAAGGCGGCTGTCCAGAAGGTGAGCGCATAGTCGGTCGCGGCTGCAAGTCGTTTGACTGGTAGGGGCCGGCACGCCGGCCCCCTGCGATAGGGGGAGTAACGAAGATGAACGGGAGCCTTTCCGAACGGATGAAGGTGGTTTTGGGGAGCGCGAAGCCGGAGACGGCGATGTCGGGCGTGGCGGCCTATCCGGCCTCCGGCTCGTACGTCGACGTGAGCGGCTACGAGTACGCGCACATCATCTCCCACCTGGGCACGCTCCATGCCTCGGACACGCCGACGCTGGAGCCGAAGTGCTCGGATGCGAACAACGGCACGCTGGACAGCATCAGCGCCTCGGCGCTGACCCACACCTGCGATGTGACCAATGACGACGGCGACGTCGTGATGTGGTCGATCGAGGTGCGCAAGCTGCCGCTCGATCACCACTTCGTGGCCCTGGCCACGGGCGGGACGCTGACCAACGGCAGTTACATCGATGTGCTGTTCCTGCTGGAGAACGGCGGGCAGCCGGTGACGCAGCCGACGACTGTGCCGGCGAGCTACAACTACCTCGGTTAGCGGCGACTCAAGTGCATGGGTGGGGCGGCCACGCAGGCCGCCCCTACGGAGGTTTGCTACGATGACCATCACAAAGGAACAGTGGGGGAAGATCATCGGGATCGTGCTGACCGCGGTGATCGCGCTGTTGGGGGTGTTCGGCTACGACGTGCTGGTGATCCAGCCGCGCGATGCGCAGATCGCCGAGACGAGCACGGGCGCGCTGAGTGCGGGCCTGGCCACGCGCAGTGGCACGGGCTACAACACGGCGTGTTACCTGGAACAGGGCGGGGCCCAGCTCACTTGCGATTCAGGCGGAACGATACAGGTCAACAGCGGCGCAACGCTGGACGTGAATGCCGGCACGCTGCAATTCGAGGGGGCGACGGCGGACGCGTACGAGGGTGTGATCGCGATTACCGACCCGACGGCGGACAGGAGCTATACGCTGCCGAACCTCTCCGGCAACTTCCTGCTAACAACGACGCCGAAGGTGACGGTCTTTGGAACGAACACGATTACTGACACGCTGACGATCAACCACGGGCTGTCGAACGTGACGCAGGTGTTTTGCTCGCTGACGCAGGATTCGGAGGCCAATGCGGCCACGTGCAGCTCGACGATTTCGGGCGGGACGGCGGTCGTGAAGGTCTGGAAAGCGGACGGCGCAACGGCCGGCTCGGTGGGCAAACAGGTGGCGTGGATGGTGGTCGGAACGCCGTAAGGCGAGGGAGCAGGCGAATGCGCGTGCGAGTGTTGGTGGCAGGGGTGTACAACGGGCCGGATCACCACGATCCGGTCCGCGCACAGCCCGGGGAAGTGATCGAGGTGGCCGGCGGGTGGTACGTGGCTGAGTTGATGGAGCAGGGTCTGGTGACGGTCGACGAGCCGGCCGCCTCGGTCGCGCCAGGCATGGCGGCGCCGGCAGAGACGCAGGACGCAGCCGGACCGAGCGAGGCGCCGGCCCGGGCCAAGCGGGCAAGCGGGCGTCCTTCGACTGCCGCTCATCCCGACTGCCGCTCAGGATGCATAGCGATGGGCCTGAACGTCTACGCCACCCTAACGCAGCTCAAGACGGCGCTGGCCATCACGGCGGTGACGGACGATGCCTTCCTGACGGGGTGCCTGCGCAACGCGAGCCGGCTGATCGACTCCACGACCGGCAGGACTTACTTTCCGGAGTACGCCATCCAGCACCTGGACGGGTCGGGGAGTGACCGCCTCTGGCTGCCGAAGCCGCTGCTCGACGTGGTCGAGGTGGCGTTGTCTCCCGACCTGGGCGCAACGTACACGGCGCTGGCGACGAGCGACTACCGCAAGTCGAACGGCAAGCAGTGGAACGTGACGCCGTATCAGCTCCTGGCGATGAATCCGAACGGATCGTATGGGACGTGGTATCAGGGCGATCAGACGGTGCGGATTACGGGGACGTGGGGCTGGCGGCCGGACTACGCGGCCGGCTGGGAGAATACGGCGGACACGGTGCAGGACGCAGCGCTGACGGCCGGCGCAACGCAGATCACGGTCACCTCGGCCTCGGGCACGGATAGCCTGGGGCTGTCGCCGCGGTTCGCGGTGGGCAACCTGATCAAGATCGAATCGGAAATCTGCGAGGTGACGGCGACGAGCTCGACGAAGCTGACGGTAACGCGCGGGCAGAACGGGACGACGGCGGCGAGTCATGCCACGGGCACGCCGATCTACCGCTGGCGGCCGTTCGAGGTCGTGGAGCAGGCGGCGTTGACGCAGGCGGCGCGCTTTTACAAGCGCGCGCAGCAGGCGTACGCGGACGCCGGGGCGAACATGGAACTGGGCCGGCTGGTGTTTGCGAAGCGGCTGGATCCGGACGTGGAGGTAATCCTCCTCGAGGCCGGGCTGAAGCGGCTGACGGTGGGCTGATCCTTCGACTCCGCTACGCTCCGCTCAGGATGCGGTAGCAGCGCAGGGGGAATGAATGGCGGATGCATTGCAGGATGCGATTGCGGCGGTGAACGCGACGCTGCGGGTGATGACGGGGATCGTGCGCTGGTACGACGATCCGCCGGAGAGCCTGAACGAGTTCCCCTGCGGTATCGCGTACGCGGAGAGCGGCGAACTGACGGCGCAGGGCGACTGGTGTAAGGGCCTGCACACGATCCGGGTCAACATCTACCACAGCCGGCAGGTGCTGCCGACGGCGATCAACGCGGCGAAGGTGTGGCCGTATCGGGTGATGACGGCGCTGCGGGCGGATCAGACGCTGGGCGGGAAGGTGGCGGCCATCCCCTGGCCGTTGACGTATCGCTGCCAACCGCTGCAGTACGGGGACCAAGTCCACTACGGCGTGACGTTCGCGGTGCCGATCAAGATTCACGCCGCCTGAACGGAGCATGAGGATGACAGGACTACGCTACCTGGGCCAGGGGGAGTTTATCCCTGGTGTGCCGGCGAGGGACCTGAGCGAGGATGAGGCGCACCGGTTCCGGGCGACCATCGACGAGCATCGGAGCAACACGGGTCGGGCGCTGTACGGCGACCTCGCCGCTGAGCCGGCCGAGCAAGCCACGGAACACACGAACCCTGCGGAACCGAAGGCGGCCGAGGCGGTGAAGGGCGAGGGCCGGCCGCGGGGCCGACGGGAGCAGCCGCATGGCGAATAAACCGCGGGTGCTGGTGGGGGTGTTGCCGGAGCGGCATGGCGTGCCGACGGCGGAGATCTTCTTCGACTTCATCGCCATTGCGACGCGCGGGCACCCGTTCGTGCGGCTGCCGTACTCACGCACCGACCTGGCGCGCAACATGCTCGCCGAGCACCTCCTCAACGAACCGCGCTGCACCCACCTGCTGATGCTGGACTGCGATCATCGTCATCCGCCGGACATCGTGGAGCGGCTGCGGGCGCGCGTGGAGGAGGACCCCAGACGGCTGGTGGTGGCGGGGCTGGCGTTCCGGCGCGGCGTGCCGTTCGATCCGTGCATGTACATCGCCGACGAGACGGGCAACGTGTACGTGCCGGAGCAGTGGCAGCCGGGCAGCCTGCTGAAGGTGGACCTGGTTGGCACGGCGGCGATCCTCATCGCGCGCGAGGTGTTCGAGCGGCTGAGCCGGCCGTGGTTCGCCTTCGATTATAGCCATGCCGACGAGGGCAAGTGGCCCGGCGAGGATATCTGGTTCAGCCGGCGGTGCATGGAAGCCGGCATCGACATCTGGGTCGATACGGGGGTGGTGAGCCCCCACTTGATCGATAACTTCGTGGATGAGCGAACCTTCCGCACGCACTTGGAGCGGACGCGGGAGTTGCAGCGGGCATTGGGTGCGCCTTTGACGGAGGCGGACCTGGCGCCGGAGGAGGTAGCGAATGGCAGCAGGTATTAAGGCGCTGCGCAAGATCCAGATCGGCAAGGAGACGACCGCCGGGACGGCCGTCAACGCGACGACGATCTGGCGCGGCGAGGGGACGCTGAAGGATGACCGGTCGATCGAGTTCGTGAACGAGGACGTGGGCATTCTCGAACCGACGGACCGGACGTATGTGCCGAAGCTGGGCGGGTTGGTGACGCTGGACGAGACGCCGGCGACGTTCGAGCAGCTGCCGTATCTGCTGGTGGCGTCGATGGAGTCGATCACGACCGGGACGACGGACACGGGCGGATCGGGGAAGATCTGGTCGTTTGACGCGGCCACGACGACGCCGAACGGGCTGAAGACGCTCACCATCGAAGGCGGGGATAACATCCGCTGCGATGACGTGGAGTATGCGTACGTCGAGACCGTGACGCTGTCGGGCGCGAAGGAGGAGGCGGTGATGATGTCGGCCACGCTGCGCGGCCGGCAGGCGACCGACTCGGAGTTCACGGGCAGCCTGAGCATCCCAACGGTCGAGGAGATCCTCTTCGGCAAGGGCAAGCTGTACATCGACGCGACGACGATGGGGACGACGCAGAAGACGGAGACGTGGCTGGGCTTCTCGCTGACGATCCCCAGCGGGTGGAAGGCCGTGTTCACGGGCGACGGCAACCTGTACTTCACGAAGGTGGAGTACGTGGGCCACCGGGATGACCCGATCACGGGCGAGATCACGCTGGAGCACGATGCGACGGCGGAGGCGGAGATCAATGCGGCCCGGGCCGAGACGCTGCGGCTGATCCGGCTGCAGTTCCAGGGCAGTGCGCTGACGACGGCGGGGACGTACACGTACAAGACGCTGCAGATCAATCTGCCGGTGAAGTACACCGAGGTGCCGGACATGGACGACGAGGACGGCGACGACATCGTGACGCTGCCGTTCCGGGCGGTCTATGACGTGACCGGTGCGCGGGCGGCGTCGATCGTGGTCGTGAACGAGCTGACGACGCTGCCATAGTCCTTCGGCTGCGCTCAGGATGCAAGGACACACGGAAGGGGCACCGATGCACCAACAGGTGATGGAGTTCCTAAGACGCATGAAGACTGGCAACCCGGTGGCGTTTGCGCCGGGTTGCCGAGTGTTGGAGTGCGGGTCGTACAACATCAATGGGTCGGCGCGCGAACTGTTTGAGGCGCCGAGCGAGTACCTGGGGCTGGACTGGCGCTCGGGGCCGGGCGTGGACCGGGTCGGGCTGGCGCACGAGTACGAGGATCCCGCCGGCTTTGACACGGTGATCTCGACGGAGATGCTGGAGCACGATCCGCACTGGCGGGCGAGCCTGGCGAACATGGTGAGTCTGACGCGGCCGGGCGGGTCGCTGATCGTAACGTGTGCCGGGGCGGGGCGGCCGGCGCATGAGCTGGCCTGTGCGCCGGACCCGGCGTACTACCGGGGATTGAGCGTGGTCGAGGTGGTGCAGGAGCTGCGGCGGGCGGGGGTGTGGGAGCACATCCACGCGGAGCAGCATGACGCACCCGCGGACACTTACGTGATGTGTGGGGGGCTGTTGAGCGAGCGTCCTTCGACTGCGCTCGCCGATGCTCGCTCCGCTCAGGATGCGGACGGGGGGGCCCTGCCGGTCCCGGCGATCGCCGAGTCGGTAAGCGTGATCGTGCCGGCGGTGGGGAATGTGGCGCTGACGGCGAAGTGCATTGCGGCGGCGCGGGATAACGCTGGCATGCCGTGTGAGATCATCCTCGTCGATAACGGGTCCTCGCCCCCGCATGCGGAAGCCCTGGCCGGGCTGGGGGCGGACGTGTACCTGCGCTATGACCGGATGCTGGGCTATCCGGCGGCGTGCAACCGGGGCATCGAAGTAGCCGGCTGCGAGTATGTGTGCCTGCTCAATAACGATGCCGAACCGCAGACCCCGGGCTGGGCGCATCAGCTCATGCAGTCGTTTCGGTGCTGGCCAGGCGCGGCGATCGTGTCGCCGGTGACCGATTTCGTCGCGAACCCGGTGCAGCTGCTGGGCCGCGCCGCCATCCGGCCGCAAGCGGTCGAGCGGTTATTTTTCGTCTGCGTGATGATGCGCCGGCAGTTGTTTGTGCGCGTGGGGCTGCTCGACGAGGCGTTCGGGCTGGGCAACTCAGAGGATGAGGAGTTCTGCTGGCGGGTGCGCCAGGCCGGCGGGGAGCTGGTGGTGGATCCGCTGGTGTTTGTGCATCACGCCGGGCACGCGACGTTTGGGCGGCTGCCGCAGGGGATGTTTGAGACGCTGTTGGCGCGCAACCGCGCGCTGTTGGACAGGAAGACAGGAGAACGCTAGTGGGGGCTTTTGTCAGTAAGACACCGATCAAGGTGACGGTCGAGGGCCGGCCGGATGAGTACATTGCGATCGCACCGAAGCTGGGCGCGGGGGCGCGGGCGGACCTGCAGAACCGGCTGCTCGAGGTGAGCGCGGGCGAGGGCGAGGATGCGCAGGCGGATGTGGCCATCCACGCGGGGCTGTATAACCAGCTGCTGCTCGAGGCCGGCATTGTGGGCTGGCGGCTGCGGGGCGAGCCGGACTGCGGGCTGGAGCTGGACGACGAGGGGTTTGTGAAGTTCAAGCAGGCGTACATTCGCCAGCTGGACCTGGACGACGAGCTGGTCGACAAGGCGCTGGAGGAGATCGCGACGCGCAACCCTTTGTCGGCGAAGGTGCGCGGCAAGAACGCGAACGCCTGAAGCGGCTGAAGCAGGAGTACCTCATGGCGTACTCCGGCCAGCGAAAGTCGTTGCCGTCGAGCCGGTGGGGGCACGTGATTGACGTGCTGGAGGAGACGCACTGGTCGTTTGAGGCGTATTGCGAGGCGCCGGGGGAGCTGGTCGACGAGCTGCAGATTCGGATTGCGGCGCGGCGCGAGGTCGAGCACAAGCAGGCGAAACGGGCCGAGCAGCAGGCCCAGCAGCAGCGGCATCGACGCAGATGAACAGGGCAGCGACAGAGGTTAGGGTGACACAGACCGTGATGGTTCCGGACAGGTGCGACGACCAGGGCCAGCCTTCAGGTGGCGGCTTCTGGCAGGGGACGATCGCCCCCTGCCAGTTGGCCTCACCTCGCCTCGTCGCGCTCAGCCGGACCAGACCGAACCTTACCCGACCTTACCCCGCCTCGCCAAGCCGCACCTGGCCTCGCCTAGCCTCGCCGTACGCCCTTACGGACGATACATGGGCCGGGGACTCGAACCCCGGCGTGTGCCGCTCCCCTGTGTCCATGCCGGGCCGCGCCGGGCCGCGCCGAACCGCGCCGTGCCCTGCCGCACCATGCCATGCACTGCCAAACCCTGCCCTACGCCCTTGCGGGCGAGACATGGATCGGCGACTCGAACGCCGGTGTGTGCCACTACCATGCGTCCATGCCGCACCCGGCCGCACCGTGCCGGGCCGCGCCCTGCCCTGCCTCACCGTGCCTTGCCCGGCCCAGCCACGCCTGGCCGAGTTATTTCCCGTTCAGCCTTACGGCTGTGAAACGGCCGTATTGAGGACGCCAGTCGCCGACGCCGATCTGCGTGCCGGCAACGCGCATCCACTCGTCGACGCGAGTGACGTTCACAAGGGTCGGCTCAACGTGCAGACGCACATTCGCCGACCACTCTCTGAAGATCGGACGCATACGGGCCACGCGCGCCGTGCCGACACGTACGATGGCACTGTAGCGGAAGTTTTCGTCGGCCCACAACTCTTCGGTGGTGCGGGGGCCGTCGTACTCCAGACAGGCGACATTGAGGCAGAAGCAGCCAGACTTGGCGAGCTGGCCTTCCTTCGACTTCTTGGCTGCTGCCACCAGCATGGCGTCGATCATGTTGGGCGGGAGCACCGGACCGTCCTTGCTCATGTACAGGCCGGCGAGAAATTCGATACGGGCCATCTCCTCATAGTCGGCGTCGGTCTTCAGACGCTTCGAGGAAACCTGCTTCAGCATCTTCGCCCACTTGTTGGTGGGGTCGGCCGTCTGGCCGTTGTGCATCAGGAACGGTGCAGACGAGGTCAATCTGTAGGTCACTTCCTGCCATGCCATAGGACACCTCCTGGCGAATCTGAACTGTGGTTGTCACAACGTCCACCGCTCGGGACCGCCGGCCATAGCGCTGCCAGCGTTCGATGTTGTCGAGCAGGCGGTGATGGAGTTCGCAGACCGAAGCTAAGTCGTTCTGAACGTCTTCCTGGCCGAACACAGACGGGTATCTAAGATGATGTACCGAGAGCGCCGGCCGCTTGCAAACGACGCACTTCCCATCGTCGAGGGCGAGTCGCTGCTTACGCACGGCCTCCCAAGCGGGCGAGGCAATGTATTCGTCGTACCTCATGCCGGCGGATCCTTGCGGGAGCGTCGCTTGACGGTGCTCTGGAACTCGCGTTCCTCCTTCTCATGCTGGAGCGCCATGCCGGCAGCGACTACGTCGGCAATGCGTTCCAGGGTGAGAAGGCGAATATCGCGGTCCAGGATGCAGAGGGTCAGAAGCATGTCGTTGAGGCCGAGGACGCCGGTCCACTTCGGGTTGCTGCGCATGGCGTTGGAGGCAAGGTGGCTGAACTCAGGCGAGGCCGGTGCAAGGGGCGTGGCTTGGTCGGGAATCGGTTGGCGACCTTCGCTCGCGGGACTGCTGCTGGGTGGCTTCCTCGCCCTGGGCGCACGGGCAGGCGCAGGAGAGTCTGTGCTTGGCGGCATTCTAGTTTCTCCCTTTAACGTCAGAAGGCGATGGACCAGGGCTGCCGCCAAGCATTTCGCACGTCAGACGGTTGCCCGCTTTCGTACTGACCCTGATCCACCGCCTTCTGACGGCGAATATGATATGACGCGGGACAACAAAAAACCGCTGACTGTGTGTGCGATAGAATGCTTGGCGGCTGTCTCTTCGCACGACCAATATACATCTGTTGGAGGTGATTGTCAAGCATGAATTAGGCTAGACGGCGGGTGTGCAGTCGGTCAGCGAAATTGGCTGGATAGCGGGTAGAGCGTCGCGAACGCCGGGGGCCTGAGCGCCACAAGAGCGCCAGGGTCAACGGCGTTTTTGTTTTTTGAGGGGTGGGACGATGGGCGCGGGTAGTGATGCGGCGGTTCAGATTATTCTGAAATTGCGAAACGAGGCAGAGCAGGGGCTTTCGGGCTTGCGCTCGCAGTTCACCAGCCTGGCGCAGAGTGCGGCGGCCGTTGGCGCGGGCCTGACTGCCGGCGTGACGCTCCCGCTGGTGGCGATCGGGAAAAAAGCGCTTGACACGGCGATGGACTACCAGAGCGCTATGAACCTGTTCCAGGCGACGACGGGCGCGACCGGCGCGCAAATGGCGACAGTGGGCGACATGGCGATCAAGCTGGGCGCGGACATGAGCCTGCCGGCGACCAGCGCCGCGGACGCGGGCACGGCCATGCTCGAACTGGCGAAAGCCGGCTTGTCGGTCGACCAGGCGATGGCGGCCGCCAAAGGCACGTTGCAGCTCGCCGCGGCGGGACAACTGGGCAACGCGCAGGCCGCTGAGATTTCCGCCAATGCCCTGAATGCGTTCAAGCTCTCCGGCGACCAGGCGACGATGGTCGCTGACCTCCTCGCCGCAGCCGCCAATGCTTCCTCCGGTTCGGTTTACGACATGGCCGATTCTCTCAAGATGGCCTCCGCTGTGGCTGCGGCCTCCGGGATCCCGATTCAGGACGTGGTTGCCAACATCTCCCAGATGGCAAACGCCGGCATGAAGGGCTCGGACGCCGGCACCTCGCTTAAGGCCATGCTGATGTCTCTGCAGGCGCCCTCCAAGAAGGCCGCCGGCCTGATGGCTGACCTGGGCCTGAGCATCTACGACGCGCAGGGCACGATGCTGCCGATGCGCGACCTGATCGAACAGTTTTCCGGCAAATTGGGTGGTTTGACGCAGCAACAGCGCAATGCCGCCCTCGCCACCATCTTTGGCACAGATGCGGTGCGCGCGGCCAATATCATCCTCATGGGTGGCGTCGACGCCTACGACCAGATGAGCGCGGCCGTTACCCGACAGGGGGCGGCGCAAGACCTCGCAGCGGCCCAGATGAAAGGGCTGAAGGGTGCGCTCGCCGGCCTCGGCAGTCAAATCGAGACGCTGCTGTTGCAGGCCGCGTTGCCGTTCATGGGCGTACTGGAACGCCTGGCGCGCGGCGCGGCGGAACTCGTAGGCCGGCTGCAGGAAACGAACCCCGAGGTGCTCAAGGCCGCGATTGCGTTCGCAGCGGTGTTTGCGGCCGCCGGCCCGCTTGCACTGGCGATCGCCGGCATGGCGACGGCCATGGCGTTCCTGCTGTCGCCGCTGGGCCTGGTCATTACGGGGGTCGCACTCCTGGCGGCCGCGTTCGCCGGCGATTTCATGGGGATCCGGACGCGCGTGACCGACGCGTTGACGCCGGTTATAGCCCTGGTAGACGCTACGATCAAGATTTTCCAGGCATGGTACGAGAAAACCGGCAGTGTGTCGCAGGCGATCATGGGCGCGCTGAGCGGGCTGGGGCTCATGGCGCCCGCCTTGCAGCCGATCATCGCGCGGGTGCAGGAGTTCGGCGGCTTTGTCGCCGGCCTGGTCGCGCCCCTGCAGCTGTTCGGCAGTGGGCTCAGACAGGTCCTGACGACTGACGTCGTAGCCGCAGCCGGCGGGTTCAATACGATCATCATGGCGGTCGGTGCGCTCGGCGAGAAACTGGGGTTTGGCCAGGGGCAAGCATGGCTCTTCGCTGGCAGTTTCGCAAGCGCTCTGTATGTCGCCAAGACGGCTGCGCTCGAGCTGGCTGCGAATGTGCAAACCGGCCTGGCAGCGGTCGGTGCGTTCCTGCAGGGTCATGCGACGGAGATTCAGACGGTCCTCTCTGTGGCATGGGGGTTCGTGTCCAACATGGTCCGCAACCACATCACGTTCATTGTTAGCCTGGTCCAGGCCGGCCTGGCGCTGCTGAGCGGGGATTGGGACGCGGCGTGGGGGTATCTCGGACAGGCGTTGCAGGCGAAATTCGGCGGGATCATCGACTACCTTACCGGCGGGACGGGAGCTATCCGGAGTGCAATCGAGACGCTGCGGCCCGTGTTCGAGGCGGTTGTTGTCGTAGTCGGCAACGCGTTTGAGACTGTGAAAGAGCTCCTGTTCGCTGTCGTTGGCTCGGTCGTCGACCATGCGGCTCAGATTCGCGCCCATCTGAGCGATGCCTGGAACGCGGCGGTTGCGCTGATTGCGGGCGCCCTCGCGGCTATCTGGAGCATCATCGATACCGTTCTGGGCGCGGTGCGCGGCTTCCTGGAGACGCACGGCGCGGACATCCGGGCCTATCTGGGCAACGCCTGGGAACAGGCCGCGCGTATCATCAGCCTCGCTGTGCAGTTGCTGCAGGAAACGATCGTGCCCGTGCTGCAGTTCATCGCCGGCTATATCAAGACGCACTCTGCCGAGATTCAGACTGTGCTCAGCGAGGCGTGGAACATGGTCAAGACGATCGTCACGACGGTCCTGGACACGATAGAGGGCGTGATTCAGGCCGTGCTCAGCGCCATTCGCGGCGACTGGGCCGGCGCGTGGGAGGCGATCAAGGGCGTCGCCGTGACGCTGTGGGATGGTATCCACCAGGTGATTCTGAACGCGCTGGACCTGTTGCTCGCCGGGTTCGGCACGAGCCTCGAGGACCTGAAGACGAAAGCCGAGGAGGCGTGGGCAAAGGTCAAGAGCACTGCGGAGACGAAGTGGGGTGAGGTGAAGACCGCGGCGGAAACGAAGTGGGGCGAGGTCAAGACCGCGATTCAGAACAAGGTTGACGAGGTGCTAACGAACGTCGGCAAGTGGCTGACCGAGACAAAGGGGAAAATCGATGCCTACGATTTGAAGACGGCGGCCGCAGCCCTGTTCAAAAAGGTGTTCGATGGCATCGCCGGCAAAATCACGGAGATTCTGGCGTCTGTCGGCACGCTGCTGACGGATATCAAGGGCAAAATCGAGGGCTTCTCACTCCTGGAGGCCGGCAAGGCGCTGGTGCAGGGTTTTATCAACGGCATCGAAAGCATGGCGGGCGCCGTGTGGCAGGCTGCTCTCGGCATCGCCAAAAAGGCGCTCGCGGCCATCACGGGCAAAGAGGGTCTCGACTCGCATTCGCCCTCGCGGGTGATGATGCAGATTGGCGCCGATGCGATCGCCGGCTTTGTGATCGGCATTGACGAGAACAAGGCCAAAGCGGCGCAAGCGACTGCCGAGGCCATGAGCGGGGTGGTACGCGCGGTCAACGATGCGCTTGGAGGTCTGCAGGCGATAGGCGGGTTCAAAGACTCGAACATGATGACGCAGATTTGGCAGGTGAGCTACTGGATTGGTCAGGTGGTCACGGCCATTCAGCACTGGAGCACGCTGATAGGTGAGGATGCGCAGGCAGCTGCCAAACAGTTCGGCGACAACGCCGGCCCCGTGGTAGAGCTGGTGAGTGGCGCAGTGGAGCTGCTGGGCAGCATCGGCAAGTATGTCGATGCGAACATTATGAAACAGCTGTGGCAGGTGAGCTACTGGATCGGGCAGATTGTGACGGCTGTTGCGCACTGGGCCGGCCTGATCGCAGCGGACGCGCAGGCGGCCGCCAAGCAACTCGCTGAGAATGCCGGCCCCGTCGTAGAGCTCGTGAGTGGCGCAGTGGAGCTACTGGGCAGCATCGGCGAGTACGTCGATGTGAATATCGAAGACGAGCTCTGGCAGGTGAGCTACTGGATCGGGCAGATTGTGACGGCTATGGGGCAGTGGGCCGGCCAAATCAGCGGCGACGCGCAGGCGGCGGCGAAACAGCTCGCCGAAAACGCGGGGCCGGTTGTCGGACTAGTGGACGATGCAATCAATGCCCTGGGCGCGCTGGCGATGTACGAGGCAGCTGATGTCTCGCAGGTTGATAACCTGGTAGCGGATATCGCCTATGTTGTGGGGAAGGTTGCCGAGGCCGGCTTGACGATATCTGACGAGGGCCTGCAGAGCGCCAGCCAATTCGCGACCGCCGCGCAGGATGTGGCGAGCCTCGTCAAGGAGGGCAACGCAGCCCTCGTAGGGCCTTCAGGCGTCGCCTACTACCGCGCGGTGACGCACGAGACGATTGACCTGTTCGTGGCTGACATGGTGTATGTGACCCAGAAAGTCGCTGAGGTCGCAACATTTTTCAAATCGAGCGCACTCACCCGGGCCACTGAAACCGCGGAGGCGATGGCAGACATCGGCAAGGCGCTCTATGCCGGCGTGCAGGGGCTCATCAAGCCACAGGGCAAGGACGGCGTGACGATCGCCGATTACACCGGCATTGCTCACTCTACGTTCGACCTGTTTATTGCCGATACGAAGTACCTAACAGGCATCGTCGACGAGGCCGCGTCCGAGTTCACGATGAAGGGCCTGGTGCAGGCGAAAGCGTTCGCGGAGGCGGGTCAGGCCATCTACAAGGCGCTTACGGACGGGATCAAGTACGCGGCCAAAGCCGGCAATGACGGCGACGGATTCGGCGGTCTGGGGCGCGCGATGGACGAATTATCCCAGTCCGTTGTCGACGCGACGGCCACGATCCTGGTAGAGTTTCGGGCCCTCGTCGCGGCCGCGTACGACGCCGGTTTGGGCTGGGCCGGTCAACTGTCGGCCGGCATTTTGGCGGGGCTGCCGCTCCTAGAGGCGGCCGTGCAGGCCGTTGCGGACCTGTTCCCCCACTCGCCGGCGAAGGCGGGACCGCTGCGGCGGGAGCCGGACTGGAACCGCTTCCTCCTGGGCGGGCTGCTGCCGGTGGCGGGGCAGGTGGGACAGGTGCTCGGGGGGTTGGGCGGGGCATCGCCGGCGCCCGTGTTTGGTGGCGGCCCAGCACAGGCGCCGGCGCCTGTGCTGAGAGCGGGCGGCGCGGCGGTGGTGGTGAACTTCAACTATGCGCCAACAGTGTCGCTGGCGAGCCAACGCGAGGCGCAGGAAGTGATTGCGCCGCTGCTGGCAGAAACGCTGCGGCGCGAGAGCCGGCGGAACTAGAGGATGGTGATGCGCAAGGATGTGGAGCGCCGGCTGTCGTCTCTGGAGGCGGATTTGGAGCTGGTCGCAGCTGCGACGGCCGCAGAGGCTGCGGCAGACACAGAACCGGTTGTCGAGTGGATCCGGTGGCTGGTGGGCCGGCGACTGCTCGCGGTGGGCGACGCGGGCCGCGTCATCCCGGGCCCGGGCCCGATCGGGCCGGTCGGCGACGAAGAGTGGCACGGTTACGATAGCACGGAGGGCCGGGAACTGCTCCGGGAGGTTGCCGCGGTGCTGAACGACGGCGCTCCGCTGGTGCTCCTGACCGCAGAGGAGCGCGCACGCGCGCTGGCAGAGCTGGCAGCCGGTAAATGGCAGATGCGCAGCAACCAGGGCGCCTGGTACGCAGCTGAGCAGCCCCTCGTGCCGGCCTGCCCGCCGTTTCGTGCGTACCCCCCTGACGAACACACGGCCTATTGCGCGTCGACGCGCCTCGCCGCTGACGTGGCGCTCGCCGCGCGCTGGTGGGCAGCTCAGACCGGGAACGCTGTCCCGGGAGACCTGGCCGCGCTCGCGCGTTGGCTGGCGCTGGAACACGAGCTGCTAGACGAGCTGGGGTGACGAGGTGACAGAGACGAGTACAGGACACGTCCGCACGCCCTGCACGGCCGTATGCAAGAACGGCTCGCCGTGCCGCGCGTATGCCGTGTCGGGATCCCGTTTCTGTCTCTCCCATGCCCCGGAGCGCGCGGCGCAAATGGCGGCCGCAAGGCGGGCGGGCGGGCGTGCGCGGCACGGCCGGCACATCGGCGAGATAGGCGCCACTGAGCCGGTAGTGCTGCAGGGACCGGGGGACGTGCTCCGCGTCCTCCAGGATGAACTTAACGAGGTGCGCTCTATGGAGCGATCGATTGCACGCGCGCGCGCGGTGGGTGCGTTGCTGTCGGTGTATTTGGCGACGTGGGAATCGAGCGAAATCGAGCGGCGGCTGGCGGCATTGGAGAGCGCAGCCGCACGCCAGGTTCAGTTACAACGCTAGAGGGGGAGGCGGTATGAACAGCGGAGATGCGGAGTTTCGGGCGCGGCTATGTCGGGAGAACAAGGCCGCGCAGCAAGCCGGGGCGGCGGGTGTCGGAAGGGGTGAGCGCGGCCGTGCGCCAGAGCGAGGAGCAGAGAACCTGAACGATGCTGAGCGCGAACGGTTGGGGCTGCCGGGCCTGGCCAGGCGTCTGAGACTGGCCAGCAGCGCAGACCGCATCACGGCCAAACGGCGGCGGGTGAACATGGCCCGTCAGGACCTGCGGTATATGCAGCTGATCGGTGCGCTGGATGACGTCAAGGAGCTGGTGCAGTCGCCAGAGTATCAGGCAGAGAAACGCCGGCAACGAGTCGCCGCTGCGCTGGCGGCGCTCGAACGTGCCGAGAGACGATAGGGGGAGAGATGGCCAGTCTACGTTTACGGGCGGGCGTGCGAAACCCGCCCCCACCTGATTTCACGGCCCCGGCCGCTGTGCAGGCCGCGTATGAGTCTACCGCCGGCGGCGGGCGGCGGGCGGCGGCAACGGCGGAACTCAAACGGCTGCAGACAGAGCTCGAGGGGGTAGAGCAGGCTGTCTGGACCATTCAGAGCGAAATCGACCGCGGGGAGGACATCAATCGTGCGGAGCCGGCCGTGATGGCTCGCCTCGCACACGAGCGGGTAGGGCTGCCGGATGCCCACCGCGCGCTACAGGCCAGGAAGCAGGAAGTTGAGGGCCGGGTGCGGCTCGCCTACGAGGCTGTCCGCCGCCTGGAAGTCCAGGCAGACAACCTGGAGGTTGGCATCGCCAATGCCGTGTGGCAGGCAACGAGCGCGGATGCGTATCGCGCGCAGGAAATCAAGCGGCTGCGCGCCCAGTTGGCAGCCCTCGAACTAGGGCAGGCTCAGGAACTGGAGCTAGCGCGCCGGAGCCTCGCCGAACTCGAACTGGTCGCCGGCGCCGAACGCGCGGCGAGGGTCAGGAGGCACCACAACCTCTGATGCTGTGGGGCGCAGGCACGCGCGTTCAGGCGCGTGCCTGCGTTGACGTGTGGTTGTATAATGGCGTTTGTCAACCGGCTGAACTCGACAGGAGATGTCATTGGGCAGGCCCATCGTCCACACCACTACCGTCGCCTGTGCGTTCGAGTTGCTCGCCGGCATCGATGCCCGTGGCTGGGAACGTATCGCCGATGCGACCGCCCGTCATGTGAGCGGCCGTTTGAGCCGAGAGGGTTGGCAGGCCGCGTGCGAGCGTGTCCTTTATGCCGCCTGCGATCGTTTCGCCACTGACGGCCGCTTTGGGGCGTATGACCTGCAGGCTACGACGATCCGGCACCAAAAGCTAGAGTCATGATGCGCAGAGCGTTTGACGGTCCCCAGGACCTGGTGAGAATCGACGGCGACACTCTCGATTATCTGTGTCCCTGGCACGGGCTGCAGGTGGGTGCAGCCTACGCGGAGGGCCGGGCGCCCTGTGGCTGCGAGTGGGTACGAGCGCACGACGGCACACTTCGCGCGGTCAGGGTCGAACCTGCAACAAAAACCGCCACTCCAGACCCGCAGTAGCACAGATACCTAGCCGACATAACTGTCATAGTGTGAACACATAACCCAACTGTCAACCTCAGTTCGCCTCGTACTACCTCGTTTTACCTTAACGAATCGCGCGTGTTCTAGTCCTGAACTCGTCAGATTTGACCCCATAGTCGCGCGCTTTCTTTAAGGTGACGTTCGTGTCCGGTAAGCGCTGCAGGATGTGTTGCCGTTCGGTGAGTTCGGCCAATGCTCCTAAAAGGGGGAGAGACGCCGGCAGTTCAAATCCGCAATGTTTGCCGCTGCCCCTCGCGCGTGCGTGCGAGGGGGCGGAAGAAGGTCACTGGAAGAACTTCCAGTGATAACGGGGGATCCTCCTCGCTCGTGAGCGCGAGAGCGAAGGTCAGAACCGGTTCTGGAACTGGTTCCAGAACTTGGAAAACCCGGCCGCGCGCTCAGGAGTGAAGAGAAGGTCAGAACCGGTTCTGGAACTGGTTCCAGAACTTGGAAACCCCGGCCGCGCGGTAGAGGCCGCGCTTCGGCACGAGTTCGCCGGCAGGTACAGCAGCAGCCAAATTGCAAGGCATGTCGGCGTCAGTCACACGTTCGTTGATAACCTCCGAACCATCTTGCAACCGTTGCAAGATACCTCAGACCGCCTCGTCACCCGCAACGGCCAAACCTACACCATGAACACGGCCAACATCGGCCGCAACGGGGCGACGCCACCGCAGCCCGCGCTCCTAAGAGTGAAGGAGTGCTGCTACTGCTACTGAGGAATCCCCTCACAGGTGCGATTGTGACGTAGTACTACTGCTACTGGTACTGACGCAACTGTGCCCCCCGGGAAATCGAGATCCGTAGCGGGCATTGTCGCGCTTGACACTCCCTGTTGTTCCGTGTACAATGCGTACACAGCAAACACAGGAGGGGCCTGATGACCGTTGAAACCGTTGATAGCCGCGTGGGGCGTATGCGCTGGCGCGAGTTGTTGGACCGGGCGGCCGCGGGCGACGATACAGTCATCGCGCGGAACCGGCAACCAACGGCCGTGCTGATTCCCTACCGAGACTACACGGAGATGCAGCACGAGCTAGCGGAGCTGCGGGCCGAACGGCGCGCGGTGGCTGCCTACGAGGAATGGGAGCGCGACCCGTCGACGGGACGGGACTGGGAAGAGTTCAAGGCCGAACTGAACAAGGGCGTGCCGGCCGATGGCTGAAACCTGGCGAGTTATCATCGCTCGGGATCCTCAAAGGTATCTGCTGAAGCTGCCGCGCAACGCGCGGGAGCGCCTGGTGCAGGCCATCGATGCTCTCGCTATGGATCCCCGGCCGCACGACTGCGTTAAGTTGACGGCTCGCAACCTGTATCGAATTCGGCGAGGCGGCTGGCGCATCATTTACGCGGTGCGAGATGCAGAGCTGGTCGTGTTGGTGGTTGAAGTCGGGCCACGGGGAGACGTGTACCGTAGGGTGTAGGGAACCGTTGGCAGCGGTTGCGATGGAGGGACGTCAGAAACCCAGTTGGAAACCCTCCTCTTGCCAGTTGTCGCAGTAGTTGGGTACCCAACTGAAAAAACGAAAACCGGGCAGCTGCTCGCAACAACCGCCCGGCGATGGCAAACGGTGGGATCAGCACCGCCTACAAGAAGCATTGTACAGGGCGTTCGTGCTGACCACCAAACCGGCACGAACGCTTTTTGTTATCCTGGAGGTAAACCCGTGGGCGCCATTACCCTCTCCGGTCGTTTGGCTGACCTTGCTGCCCAGCGCGAGGAGCGCCGGGCAGACCTGATTGCGGCATTGCGCCTGGCAACGCCGGCCCAGGAGGAACGACTGCTGCAGCTGGTGCAGCGTTTGCACGCCGCGCGCAGGGCGGAACGGGCGGCCGGCAACGTGTTGACGCTGCGGCCGGCCGGGGAGTAGGCCAGTGGGTCGTCGCGCGGTGCTCTACGCTCGCGTGTCGGGCGACGATCGGCACAACGAGTCGCGCAACCTGCAGGGGCAGCTCGATATGTGCCGAGGGTTCGCCCTGGCGCGCGGCTATGAGATTGTCGCCGAACTGGCAGAGGACGATCGTGGGGCATCGGGCGCCGCCTTCGAGCTGCCGCAGTTGAACCAGGTCCGCGCGCTCGCCACGGCCCGAGCCTATGACGTGCTGATTACCCGCGAGCTGGACCGGCTTAGCCGCCGGCTGGCAAAGCAGCTCTTTGTCGAAGACGAGCTGCAGCGCCATGGGGTGACGATCGAATACGCCCTCGCCGAATACGCCCCCACTCCTGAGGGCGGTTTCCTGAAGAACATTCGGGCCTCATTTGCTGAGTACGAGCGGCTGAAAATCGCCGAACGCATGACGCGCGGCAAGCGCCTGAAGGCGGCCGCGGGGAGCGTGTTTGTCCAGGGCAACCCGCCCTATGGCTACCGCGCGATACAGGACGGGCAATTTTGGCGGCTTGTGCTCCATCCTGAGGAGGCGGAAACCGTCCGCGACATCTTCACCTGGTACGTCGGTGGCCTCACCATGTCAGCGATTCAGAAACGGCTGAGTGAGCAGGGCGTGCCGACGGCGTTTGATGGCCGCGACAACCGCGCGGCGCAAAAGCGGCGGGGCTACGGGGAATGGTCGCGCGCTGCAGTGGGCAACATTCTGCGCAATGAGACGTACTGCGGCCGCTGGCACTATGGCAAGGGGGCTGACGACGCTATCACGGTGACCGTGCCGGCGATCGTTGACGAGGCGTTGTGGGAGCGAGCGCAAGCGCGCGTCGCCTACAACGTCGAACATTCGCCGCGCGGCACGACCCGGCCGTACCTGCTGCGGCGGCGGGTTTATTGCAGTCGCTGCGGCTCTAAACTGCGGGCCTCCTATGCCGGCACGGCGGAACACTCCTATCTGTACTATCGCTGCCCGGCCACGTCGCCGGGCGATCGGGCCCATGATTGCGACCTGCCGGCGTTCCCAGCCGTGATCGTCGACGATGTAGTGTGGGCCTGGGTGCGACGGGAATTGCTGGCGCCAGATGTCATGGCGGCCGGGCTGCGGCGACTCGCCGAACGGCGCGAGGAGGACTGCGAGCCGATCCGCCGGCGAGTGGAAAAACTGGAACACGAGTTGGGTGAATTGGATGGGCGCGAGGCGCGGCTGGCTGCTCTTTACGTCAAGGGTTTGCTGCCCGAGGGGAAGCTAGACCAGATGGCGGCTGAGCTGCTATCCCAGCGCCGGGACTGCGGGGCAGAGCTGGCACGGCTGCGCGCTGAGCTAAACACCGGTGCGCTGTCAGAGGGGGTGATTGACGACCTGGCGACAGTGGCCGCGGAGCTACGCGAGGGGTTGGAGCTCGCCGGGGGGGAGTTCGAGTTTCGCCAGTTCGTTGTCGAGCGCCTGGATATCCGGGCTGCGTTATCTGCTGAGGAGGGTACGCGGTGGGTTGAAGCAACCACTGCATTGACCGGGGAATCGTTTGCGCGTGCGTCTCATAACAATCCTGATAGTTGCGCCAAGCGCGAACCGGCTGTGATTCTGCGCGCACGGTTCAGTATAGGCTAAAGCGGGCTGAACGGCTGAATTGCGACTGAGTACCCGGCGGGTACCTGTAGGGGTACTGGTAGGAGTACGCCAGCGATCGCAAGACGGCCCGCCGGCAGCTGCAGTAGGGCTACCAGTAGGGCTACCAGTAGGGCTACTGGGTACTCAAGGTACGGTTCTGTAACCGCAGTAGTAGTAGGACTACCAGTAGGGCTACTGCCCAGAAGGAGGGGGAGAGGTCAGGCCGGCCATGCCCAGGCCATGAGCGATCGGTACAGTGTCATTCAGAAAGGGAGAACATCATGCTACAGGTAGAGGTAGTTTGCGACTGGTGTGGCGTGCGAGAGGTCGTCAGGTTGGAGGATCCGTCAAACGTCATGAAATGGACTCTCTTTGACACAAAGACTTGGATGCCGCTGGACACTATTCTGAACCTGCTCAGGAAACAACCCGCCACGGTAGGCGCTTACGACATTCTGTGTCCCGATTGCCGTTATCACGTCGACGTGGAGCGCGGGCAACTGCGGGCCATCGACGGAGAGGGCGACGCCCTCTTGAACACGCGCTCTGGCCTGTACTGGCACGAGGCTTGGCGCGGCAAACAGGCAAATCTGTCGCTCAGCAGACGGGTAGCAGCTGGCATGGTCGAAATCGGGCTGACCGGCGAGTATGATCGCTGGCAGTGGGGCCTCGTTGCACTTAAGAAACTGCAGTGGCTGGCCGGGGCGCGATATGTTGAGGGTTGGGTAATGCCGCGTCCTGGGTGGGAGACAGAGGCGGGCTGGCTAGAACTAGACGGCGAGGTGATAGACCTGCACATGACGGTGATGGCCAGTTGTGGCTCATACTGGCGTCCGCTGTTCTTTGCCGGGCCCTCCTGGGCGTTGAAGGAGGCCGAAGCGCTTCGGCTGCAGCCTGGCCCTACGCAGAAAAAAGGCGAGCTGCCACTTGTGTGGCGTTGGGGTTGGAGCGGAAGCGACCATCTCGCCTACATGGCTGCATTACTGGCCCTGCGGCTGTACAGGGTTGGCACCTGGGGAACTGGTGACGACATGGCAGAACAGCAGCTCGCGATTGTGCAAAACTTACGCGCCCGCGCTGGCTTGCCGACACAACGAGGCGGTGAGAGATGAAACCCCTGCGACATCAGAGACCTACGCACATCTACATCGGGCGGGCGTCCTGCGGCTGTGTGGCCGGCGTGGTGAACGACAACGGCGACAGTGCAACGGGGCGCGATGTGGCCGATTTCATCACACATGGGCTGAAAATCGAGCGCCTGACGTTTGAGGACTATCGCAGGCGCATCATCACTGAGCCCACGTTCATGCGCTGTCCACATCCTCCCGGGACCCTGCGATTCCCGGAGTTCGAGGAGGCAGCCAATGGCTGATTACGTGATGGAGGTGATGCTGGTGCAGCCGTGCCGGTTCTGCGGTGCGAGCCGGTCGACGATGCGGGGTGCAGGAAGGCAGGACCGGTACGTGCAATGCGAGGGCTGCGGAGCTGAGGGGGAACCGGCCGGCACAGCGACCGCAGCCGTTGTGCAGTGGAATCAGGGGCGCGTGTGGGAGGGGCGGGCCGGGATTCGTCCGGTTTCCCTCCCGCGAGCCGCTTGACAGTCCGAGCGAATGTTATATTATGACTACGCAACGACCGCCCGTTGACGTCCATAGTACGTCGTCTCATCCAGGCGGGTGGTCGATGCTCTGAGCGTCTAGAACGCCGTCTGCTAGAGTGCCCGCCGAGCGCCTGCCGACGGCGTTCTGCGTTAAGCAGCCAGGCCATCAGGAGGGGCAATGGGAACCCGAGAACAGAGGAAACAGGTGCTGAGCGTGACGACAGACCAGGCCACGGTGCAGCTGTTGGGGCAGCTCGCCGCCGGCGAGGTCTCCGGGAACCGATCGGAGATGTTCCGCCGGCTGGTCCAGGAGGGCGCCGAACGGCGCGGCCTGCTGCCGGTCAACACGAGCAAACAGGAGGCCGCGCGGAGTGCGGCCCGGGGGTGATGTGATGGAGTTAAAGCGAAAACCCGACCGCAGGGAGGTCGGGCTTTCCAAGGACAGTGATCGTGCAATCGGTGCAGCTGTCGATGGACATTGTAGCCCCTCCACGCGCGGCCGTCAAGCGCCGCGCCAGGTCCTCTATGCCGGTGGGCGCAATGTTGCCAGCATCGATGCCGACGGGGTTCTGCGCAAGGCCGTCGACGGCCGCCGGCACATGATCCGGGTTCCCTCGCCGGCGTGGGCCTTCGACCGGTCGCACATCGATGCGGCGCTTTCCTCTGGTGTGACCGTAATCGAGCTGCTCAACCGTGACGCCGGCACGCTATACCGGGTATCGCTCGCCGATTTCATGCGCCTGGCGTTCGAGTTGGACCGGGGCTATGGCCCTCAGCTGGCGCTGGCGCTGCAGCACTGGCGCGTAACGGTGCAGCCATCGGCAGACGTCGAGCAGCCGGAACCCAGGCCGGCCGAACCTGAGCAACTCAGGTTGCTGTGAGGAGGCCGGCATGAGCGACGGAACGCCAAAGGCGCGTACGCTGCCCAAACGAGGATCCCGACGGGGGTGGTTTTGGAGCCACAACCTGATTATCGATGGGTACGGCCACTCACTCGGCATTCATGCGGTTGCCGTGTACCAGGCTCTCGCCATGCACGCCGGCAAGAATGGCGAGTGCCATCCCGCCTATGAAACCCTTGCCTGGGAACTGGGCACCAGTCGCCTGACGGTGATTCGCTCAATTAAGACCCTCGAGAGTGCCGGGCTAATACGCGTGGAGCCGCGCTACAACAAGGGCGGCCGAACCTCGAACCTCTTTACCCTCCTGGAGCCTGACCCGTGTCAGGCCCCGCCACAGGTGACCAAACCAAGGCGCAAGCGCCGGGCAGAGCGCGGTATCTGTGAGAAACCAGGTGAGTATCTGTCAGATACCGCGGGGGCATCTGTGAGGAACCGCGGTGGTATCCCAGAGAGACGCGAACAAGGTGAATTTAATAAGGATCACGAACAAGGTGAATTTAACAAGTCTCCTCTTGCTCCGCAAGAGGAGCGGGCGCCGCTTGCGCCCGTCCCCCCGCTGGGTGACGTTGAAAATCTGTCTCAAGCCCTGATGACCCTATGCCGGAAAAGCACGCCGAACGGCACGCTGAAATTTGCTGAGGAGTTGCTGCAGAACGGGTACACGCGCGAGCATTTGACCGTGTTCGAGCAATGGTGGCAGGCCGGCATGGCGCGCATTCAGCCTGTTCCGACCCTTGATGACGTGCGCATAGGCATCTACCAGGCCGTGCAGAGCCTGGCGCGGCAGGTGAACTAGGGGGCGTACTCGCGAGAATAGTTATTCTCATGAGCGATTTCCGCAGCCGTGCTGAAAACAACGAGGCGTGATGGACGCAGCTCTGATCCTGGCCCGGGCCGAATTACCCGCCGCTGAGCGGCCGGCCCTGGTCTATCTGACCAGTCTGACGCGCGGCAGCCGGCGCACAATGCGCCAGGCGCTCGATACTTGCGCGCGGCTCCTGACCGGCGGGCGCTGCGATTGCGAGGGCTGCCCGTGGGGCCTGGTCCGCTGGCAGCACACGGCTGCGCTGCGCGGGATCCTCGTTGACGTGTATGCCCCGGCGACGGCGCGTAAGGTTTTGAGCGCGCTGCGGGGCGTGCTGCGGGCGGCCTGGCGCCTCGGACAGATGACGGCTGACGAACTGGCACGCGCGCTCGATTGGGGACCGGTGCGCGGCGAGACCTTGCCGCGCGGCCGCGCGCTGAGCGCTGACGAGCTCCGGGCCCTGTTTGGGGCGTGCGGGTCCGACGTCGCCGGCCTGCGGGATGCAGCCCTGCTCGCGGTGCTCCGCTACGCCGGGCTGCGACGCTCCGAGGTCTGCGCGCTCGAGCTCGCCGATTGGCAGCCGGCGGCCGGCGCGCTGCGGGTGCGACACGGCAAGGGCCGGCGGGAGCGGACGGTGTTTGTCTCGCCGATCGCTGCGGAGTACATCCGTGCATGGCTGGCCGCGCGCGGCGAGGGGCCCGGGCCACTCTTCAATCCCGTCCGTGCTGCAGTGGTCATGGCGGGCGGGATCACCTGTGCAGGATTGTACGAGGCGCTGGGGCGGCTCGCGCGGCGAGCTGGCGTCAGTGGCTCATCCCCACACGACCTGCGTCGAACGTTTGTGAGCGACCTATTGGACGCCGGCGCCGATATCGCCACGGTGCAGCGCCTCGCCGGCCATGCGAACGTCGCGACGACCGCGCGCTATGATCGGCGAGGCGACGAAACGTTGCGCCGCGCGGTGGGGTTGCTGCGGTAGAAACGGGCCTGGCGGCCCACAGAGACGCTGAGCGAGGGTAGGAGGCAAAATGGCAGGTGCGACACAGAGCGAGCGGGCTGCGGCCCTCCAGGAAGCGCAGGCGGCGTTCGAGGCGGGGTTTGCGGCGTTCTACCGGCCCCTGTCGGCTGATGACAAGCGCGCGTTGAATGCGGTGTCTAATGAGGTCTGGCAGACGATCGTAGCCACGGGGCTGGATTCAGTTGCCGATGCTGCGCTGCCGGCGGGCAGCCGCGCGCTGATCGCGCGTTTTTTCGGGACCCTCTTACCGCTTAAGCAGCGGGAGATGGAGCTGATGTCACACGATCAGCGCGCGGCCGCTGCGCTGCGGTCTTTTGGCATGTGGTAACCAGCGGGGTTTGCTCCTGAACTGAACACGTAGAGCGTCTCGCTGACTGAAGTCAGCATAGAACGCCGGAGGCCGGAGCGCCAAGAGCGCCAGGGTCGCCGGCGTTTTTGTTTGTAGGAGGTGGCAGAGATGGGTGCGGGTAGTGATGCGGCGTTGACAGTTGTTTTGAAGCTAAGAAACGAGGCAGAGCAGGGCCTCACCGGGCTGCGTTCGCAGTTCACCAGCCTGGCGNNGCGGCTGTGGTGGGGGCAGGACTGACCGCAGGGATTAGTTTGCCGTTGATCGCAGTTGGCAAGCAGGCGCTGAACACCGCGATGGACTACGAGAGCGCCATGAACCTGTTCCAGGCGACG